TCCCTAGAGTGTATAATCTTCTGTTGAAGTACACTTTACTTAATGAATAAACATGTTCTCTTTTTAAATCTTCAATGTCCTGGTGATACTGATTCCAATAAGCAAGTTCTTCTTTAGTGAACTTTCTTGTAATTACTTGAATCATAGAATAACGCTTTCCTAAGGCTTCTGGTTGTTTGTATGCAGATGTAATCATTTTGTATTCTGTAGAGAATTTTCCTGATGAAATACCTAATTTAAAATCTGTATCTATCTTTTTAAGGATTTCGTTCATATTTGGCAATCCAAATAACATCTTAACAAATGTAAGACAATCACCTTTTTTGCTAGTATCTCCAAAATCTATAAATGACAAATTACCTCCTCTATTACCTATCATAAATGAGGGATGTTTTTCTAAACCACCAGTATCTCTAGCAAAAGGAGAAATACATATTTCATTAACATTCCAGTTATCATATGGCATATACATTTTGAATACATCATAATCTGATATTCGTTTAAATATGTTTTCTGGATTTAATACTACTTTTTTCTTCCCACCTATACTCATAAATGTCCTCCCATTACTTGTTTACCTCCTCTATAAACATCATATCTATCACTATCAACTCCTGGAATATCATCTTCTTTGTAATCAAATGTACATTCCCATTCAATAGTATCATCTACTTCATATTCTCCTGCATTTTCAACAAGATAATCATAGATTTCATCGTCTTTAATTTCTTTAGGAACTTCAATATCAAACGATTGCTGTTTATAAGCGACTTTAGTTATAGTCATTATTACGTGACGTTTTTCCATAATTTTTTAGATAAAAAAAGAGGACCTATTGCTAGATCCTCTCAATTAATAATTAAAATTTAATACGTAGGTGCAGAACTATCTTCTTCCATAGGACTATCACTAGCAACTACATTTTCACTAGGATCGTAATCTTTTAATGCAGATAATACATAAAAATCTTTACACCCATAATCACCAATTATATTGGCTACAAAACGCTCATGCATTTTTCTTTCTTTATTGGTTTTACCCTCAACAGTGGCTTGAACCATTGGATCATTATAATCAAGAATAACAAAATGCTTCATAGAGTACTCAGGAATAAATGATTTGTTATAAATAGTTTGAAACTCTTTAACTTCATCATTAATTTCTTTAGTTACAACTGTAGCTAATGAAATAAATGGTGTAACATAATCTCCAGAAATCTGCTCTTTAAGCTCTGATACATCTCCTTTGATTAGTTTTTTCCAGTTTAAAGATAAATCTGCAGGATCTTCTTTATCAAAGAAATCAATTTTACCTAACCAATTACGTAAAAATCCATAAAGTTCTTCTTCGCCAGATTTAGCTTCTCTATAATCTCTAGCTGAAAACCATTCCATTAAATCATCTTCATTTGCAGCCCAAGAACATACACCAACATCATTAATGTATTGTGTTTTAGTTTCATCTCTGTTAGTTCTAACTCTATCTTCTACAAAGAAAACAATCTTGTTTTTAAACTCACTTTTAGTGTCTTTAACCCAAAAATCCAATCTAATATATGGATTACCGTCTTTACTTTCTCCTACGTACACCATTTCAGCTGCATCTGGTTTAGGATCAAACCCTAATATAGTGTTATACTCTTTTGTAGTAGGGTTAATAGCTATTACTTCTCCAGTAAATAGACCTACTTTTTTAGTGTACTCTCCTGTTTGGGCTTCTCTAATTTTACCTCCAATTTTACTCATAATTTAATTTAATTTTAATTATTATTATTTATTTAGTTAAACATTCTTTTGAATAAATATTATTCCAGTAGGTAACAACTTTGTCATCTTTTAAATCTGAAATTAATATTTTACCTTTTAGCTTTGGTGCTCTACTACCAGCAATAATACTGTCGTTTAATACATCAAAACTTAAATATCGTTTATTTTCATCTGCTGACATTTTAGCTAATGATGTAACTTTTGTTGCAAAAATTCTTTTAAGTTGTCCTGTTAAAGCTATTTCACTACCAACAACTTCTTCTTTAGAATTGTCTTTAATATACTTTTCAACAACGTGAGCAGCATAAATTCTATAAGGACTGATTTCTCTAAATAATTCAATTTGATTTAAAAACCATTTTCTAGTCCACCAATAACCTGCTCCATCTGCTAATGTTAAACAGCTTTTGAAGTTAGCATCTCCTGGTTTCCACTTAGGTGCAGAGTGTCTCGGGTCTTTTGGATCTTTTTTATTGAAATTTTTACCTATTGTAGAATTCATATAGGCTAATGTCCCTCCTACTTCTGACATTTTATCTAAATCTGATAATCCATCAAGAATTAAAAATTTATATTTTCCTTTTTCTTTTAACAATGCTTCTCTATAAGCAACATAGTTAAGATAGGCTTCTACTTCATTTGTAGCTTCCTTAGGATAAATTGAAATTTTTCTTGCATCAATGTATTCATATCCTCCTTTTTCTAAGTCAAATACTAAAGCATTTGCTTGTTTAGAAAGATCTCCTAAAATACATCCTTTTCCCATTTTTGGGATTGAAATAATTACTAAATCTCTTGGGTCTGTAGCATCTGCAATTTCTACATCGTCCGGGAGATGTAATTCTTCTGATTTACTCATCTTTTTTCATAATTTATTTAGTTAAACGTTATACAATATACGTCTTATTGTCTTATTTGACAAGGGATTACACGTATTTAATTTTCAATGGATCAAAAAATTCTAGAGCTTTTTTAAGCCATTTTTCTTCTACAGGTTCTGTACTACTAATTATATAAATGTGAGATTTTTTATCAGGAGTGTCATACTCCATACCCATACATCTATTAATTTTCTGAGCCATATTTTCAGCATTACTATCAAAAGAATTCATAATAACTTTGTTTAATGGTAAATACGTTGTACCAGCATTACCAATTTTAACAACAGCTAAATGTTTACCTTCTCCTTTAGCAAATTTTTGAAATAGTTCTTTATCTTTAGTTTTACTATGGAATGATGGACAACCTAGATTATCAGCAATTTTAGTTACACCACAAAATATTAAAATACGTTCATCTTTAAACTCATTTAATAGTTCAATAGTTTTATTCTTTTTTGCTACACTATTTTGTATAATTCTCATTCTATTTAAACGCAAGAACATACCACTATCTCCTTCCATTTGCTTTTGCTTTATAACCCAGCTCAATGCTTGAAACTGTTTCTTTTCAGTTCGTTCTGGTTTTTTAAACTTACCTGTTTCTATATCATCTAAAGGAACTTTAAAAACTGTTATCTGGTAATCAGTAATTACACCTTCCTTTATACCTAATTCAATAGGATAGTTAGCACAAACTTTTAATCCTAATTCATAAGCTAGATTAGCTTCAGTATCATTAGACATAGTTCCTGTAAGTCCTAAAACAATACGATTTAACATCAATAATATTTTAGCACTAACAAGTTGAGCCTCACTTAAAAGATGAATTTCATCAATAATGATTAAATCATAAATTCTATCCTCAACTTTCCACATAGAAAGATGTGTTGTATACGTGATGTTAGGATTTTTATAACCTCTTTTTTTAAAATCAGCTTTCCAACTTTTTTCTATTTCCTTGTCTGGATATGCTATAAGAATATTAATATCTAAAGGAAATCCTTCTAGAATATTGATTGTTGTGTAAATTTTTCCAAATCTAGGGCATAAATAGAGAATACCAAATTCTCCACAATTTGTCCAAGCTTTAGCAAATTCTGCTTGTCTTTTATCTCTTAAACTCATAATTCTAATTGATATTCAAACAAACCTTTAATATTTGTATCTCTTCTTTGTTTATTTAAAGTGTAACCACCAAATCTATCTTTTCTAAGATGTCTTAATTGTGCAGAAATACTAGCTTGAGGGTCTCCTGTAATATCTTCAATTTCTCTTAAAGTTCTGAATTTTTCATCTTTCATTACATTGAAAATTCTTTTAATTTGTCCTGTTAATCTTTTTTTATCTAAAGCTTTA